GTCTGTCTGATATGTCTTACGACATGTCTATCCAGCCACTTTCCAGTGCGCTGGCCTTAGCAGATCTTTGGAGAACATTATGAAAGGTGATTATAGTAACATACAGAACAGAATTGTTAATAGAGACTACCGCAACGACCCTACTGGGTATTGGGGTGGAAACCTAACTTCCTCTGCTCTTGATACTTCTCACCGCATAATCCTTTCCCGTTCTGGGAGCTCGAATACTAACTTTAAAAAGTTGATTGCCGAGCACAAAGATGCTTCATCCGCCTATTCTAGGGTAACGTGCAACCGCGCGTTTCCTAGTTTCCAGTCAAGATACACCTATCCAGGTGCATTCATGGCTGCTGGGTGCTATTACGACCATTATGAAGAAGGCGCCGATCCCTTAGGGACCGGAGCTTATAATTTCTTCGATGATGCCGTAACGATGGACGTCGCTTTAGCTAGATGCAAATCTAAGCTTCAGCGATCTACTAAGGAGTTTAATGCTTTGGTGCCCCTTGCCGAGCTGGGCGAGCTTCGCGGCCTGATAAAACAGGTTGCAACGTCCGCCTTCACGATGACTCGTGGGCTCGTGGAAATCAAGCATGGTAAGTTCCGTGATGCCGCTAAACGTGCATCAGATCTTTGGTTAGGGTGGGGTTTCGGCGTTGCGCCGACCTTATCCGATATCCAAGCTCTGACTGCATCAGTTGATGCTTACATGTCAAGAGACAATGAAGCAATCAAAGTGGAAGGCAGTGCTCACAAAACCGCTCGTTATGATGGCCCTTATAGGGTCGTTACGAACAACGGTGGCACTGATAGCTTCACGTATTATTATAACGGAAGCTTGTCCTGGTCATATAAGTACATAGGTTCTTTCCTGCCGATTATATCTGCAGCGAATGATTACTCTATATACGATCAGTTGGGGTTTAATTTTGAATCACTACCAGCAGTTGGATGGGAACTTACTCCATTCTCCTGGGTAGTAGATTATTTTACCACGACTGGTGCTTTCTTAGAAGACGTCTTTTCGGCGCCTTCTGTCAGCACTATGTACCTCGTCCTGTGTGCGAAATATTGGGCCGAGTTTGACTTAACGGTTGGAAATGTCAAGACTACAAGCGGTTGCTTGCATCTTGTAAATCCTACCATGTCACCCGGTTACCACTACTCGCACAAATTTGTCAGGACGCCACTGCAGCAATTGCCATCCCGTTCTTTCCGTTTTAAGACGGTCGACGAGATTGGCAAACACGGCGTAACTAAGTTACTTAATCTTGCGTCAATCCTTGTTCGCTAGAGTAAACCTAGTAGCTTTCTTTCTTTTAACCGATAGAGGTGACCTTATGTCATTCGCACCAACATCCCCGGTTACCGGGGCAGCTGTGTCAGGCTTAACTAGCCCGACCTATACCTTGTCCGCCGATCAGGCGCCTGCCAATAACGGAAAACAGTATTTCGTTTCCGCTCTTGGTGGCACCCAGACGGGCGTGGACTCACATGCAATAAGTAAACCTTTTACGCATGCTATGTTCCGTCCGATCCGGCCTTCAGCCCTCCCTTCTGCACAAAATGCAAACGGGGTGCTGAAGAATATTCCTTTGAACCAGTACAAGATTGTCACCCGTAAGGGTGCCCTTGTAAATGCGGCGAATCCCGCCCAGCAAATCACTATCACAACCGTGATCAGTGTTCCTGCTGGGGTTGATACATATGAACCCGAGGAGCTTAAAGCTGCTTGGTCATCACATGTAGGGCTTCTTTCTGGTAACAGCAGTGCCTTATACGATACTTTCGTAACCGGCGCCCTGTAACTAGAATCCTTTCCGCTACTGGTCTATTAGGAGATATTCTATGGACACAAAAGGTAATGAGCTGATGAGCTCTTTCCGCACCGCTTTTGGAGAAGATATTAATGGCATCACTACTTATATTAAGAGTGATAACATCAGAGCTGCTATTGCACGTCAAAGTGAACGTTTCGAGAAGAAATATCACAATCACGGCAATAGCGATCTTTTGCATAACAAAGCTCTTGATGACTTTCTTGTCGTCAATGAACTTGCCAAGCATGGATCAGTTAAGCTCAATTCTGAAGATGCTGCAAACGCTCGGCTTTTTATAGCCGTTGCGCTAGAGCGCTTTACTTCAGATTACACGGACGTTCCCCAGTGCAGCCTTGACCTTAAATTGTTAATGCAGCTTTGGCGTTTTGGCCCAGGTGCCTCTCGGCACACTAAGTCAACGCATTTTGCTGATAAAATCAATGATAGGTCTTGGTCTGTTACTGAGGAGTGCGTCCGCCTTGGTGAATTGCTCGTGTATAGTAACCCTCATTTACGCAGCTTAAATGCCGGCGAACATGGGAAACTTATGCGAGTCACCGAAGGGTCTTCTCTCACTTCAGTGCCCAAAAATGAAACAACTAACCGTACCATATGTACGGAGCCCCTTGTGAACATGGCAGTCCAGCTTGGTGCTGGTGCTTATGTTGAAGGTGCTCTCCGTCGTATTGGTATTGATATCAGTGTTCAGCAAGACAAGAATAAATTCCTTGCCTGGGCCGGGTCTAAATATGGCGAGTTCGCCACGCTTGACCTCAAATCTGCTTCTGATTTGATTCGCCCTGCACTGATACAAGATCTCTGGCCAGCGGATTGGTATCATCTTATGATGATGTCTAGATCCGCCGTCACCAAGGTCAGAAATGACCTTGTTGAACTTAATATGATGTCAACGATGGGGAATGGTTTTACCTTCCCTGTCATGACACTTACATTGAGTGCCCTCGTCTATGCCTGTTTATGTCGACACCACTTGGTGTCGTCTTACTGGCTCGACGAGAATATTTGCGCAGTCTTTGGGGATGACATAATTGTCCCCACAGAATGCTACGCATCTATGATAGAGATACTCGGCGATGCTGGCCTTGTCGTAAATAACGACAAAAGCTATGCATCAGGCCCGTTTCGTGAGTCCTGTGGAGGCGATTATTGGGATGGTTATGATATCACCCCTTTTTATGTTAAATCGCTCGAAACAGAACCCGAAATCTACATTGCAATAAATCAGTTGATGAAATGGTGCTCAAAGCATGGTCTCTTAATGGAGTCCAGCTTAAAGTACCTTCTGTCACTGATCGGCAATGGTAGGAAGGCCTTAGTTGTCCCTGAGTGGGAATGCCCAGATTCTGGGGTGCTCCTCTTAGGTTGCCCACGTAGATACAACTACCTCCGTGTTAAGCGCAAACAGGTTGTCAGGGAAGTGAGACCCCCTGATATAATGTCTGTGCTTGGAGGCTATGTTTCGTCTGCAGGCAAGGGCAAGATCATGTATAGCAGACGTTCCCTGAGCGGTAACGTCTATGATCTTGTAAAAACACGAATGCCGAAAGGCTATCGTGAGGGGTATGATCCGTTATACGGACCATACAATGAGGCAACGTGGCGTGACCTGTTTTACAGGACCGTCGCGTAGTCACCTGGTTTGGGTTTGG